GGCCGTCGTAACAGTTCTTATCTTCTTCAAGCGAAAGTGTTCGAGATCGACATCCAAGAGAAAACGTTTCAACCAGTCTGGAAATAACCCCCATACTGAAAAGTCGGAAGTATTTTCCTTGACGACGTTGTAGATGGCTTCAATCCACATTTATTTCTTTTCGTGCCTTTTTTTTATCTACGTAAATGTAAGATGGTCGTTTCATTACAAGACGTCCCTAAGAAAGTGCAATACATCACGATAGATTCACAATATGTCACGGGGTCCAACAATACATTCACGGTCGATATATCACTGGAGTCGAACATCCATATCGAAGATATGAACAAAGTTATAGGTATAAAAATGGTAGACTTCTACGTGACCCAAATAGGTCAAAGTGATGCCACAGGGAATACGAACGTCGCGAAGTATATAGATGTGGTGTGCCCAGATGTACCCAAAGTGGCACAGATGTTAGATGAGAGGAAGGGTCAGATACTCGCTCGGGTCCCCCTGGAAAGAAGTTTCACTGGAAGTACGGCATTCATCATGAGAGATAAACAATGGAAGTCTTTCAATAGACAGACGAATTATTTCAATCCTATATCCATACAAAAATTACATTTTAATTTATTCGAATCTCAAGGTGATGGGGACTATGAACTTCTCCAACCCTCTGTGTCATTCTACATGGTTCTCGAAGTGACCACGATAGATGTAAAAGAAAAACCAATCAATAAAGACGTACAGATACTCGAAGCCCTGCATACCCTCATCAGGAAGATTGAGACCCTGAACCAAAATGTCCAGAAACTTCCTGATAAAGAAGAACCAAAAAAGAAAAAATTGTCCTTCAATTATATTCTACTCACACTCTTCGCAGCCATTGGGGGCTACATGTATTACATTAATAAGTTTACACTGACATCGTAACCTTCTTCTTCTTCGTAGACTTCTTAGGGGTCTGGGCCACCTCAGGGAAATCAAGAACCATATTGTTATTTTCAGTAATTGTGGGAACCTCGGGGGTCTCCTCAACAACCTCGGGGGTCTCTACGACAACCTCAACAACCTCGGGGGTCTCCTCAACAACCACGGGAACCTCGGGGGTCTCCTCAACAACCACGGGAACCTCGGGGGTCTCCTCTGGAACCTCGGGGGTCTCCTCTGGAACCTCGATGACCCCTGGGGTATCCGGGTGGAGTACGTCTATGACCCTGAGGAGAGTGGTGTACAGGTGCTTTTTGTCGAGACGAAGGCGTTGAAGTTCAAGTTTAATATCTTCTTTGATGGATTCCATTGTATATATATATAAAAGGGAGATTATCTTTATAACAAATGTTATTCATCGGCCCAACCTTGATGAGTGGAATCGGGCAACACCTGAAAAAGTATAGCACTCTGTTTCCTGGAAGTACCTATATGGAAATCATGGAGGATAACATACCCGAGTGTGAAGAAGCATTCATATTTGCACTCCCTGTACCTTATTGGCTCACGAGGATACCAGAGATGAAGCGAAAAATTAAACACCTGACGTGTATGACAGTTTGTGAAACAGAGACGGTCCATGAAGACTATGGAAAACTCTTCGAGCACTTTGACCGTATCGCGGTGCCGAGTAGTTTTTGTCAGAGGGTGTTCACTCGACAATTTCCAGATACCACATTCTACATCGTCCATGCTCATATACCCCGTGACGAAAGATATACATTTTATCATATCGGAAATATCATGGACCCTCGCAAAAACTTTAGATCCATCCTAGAAGCCTTCGTACGTTTGAATGAACCCAACGCTCGTCTGGTCGTCAAGGCAACCTGTAACTCACCTGTGAATATAAACCTTCCTAACGTTCAGGTTTTGAATGGACTTGTGTCCGATGATGATATGCACGACTTACATAAAAGGTGTGACTGCTACGTGAGCTTTTCACACTCTGAGGGAGTGGGTATGGGTGCAGTGGAGGCGGCGCTGCAAGATAAACCAGTCATCATCACGGACTATGGGGGGGCGGTGGAATATATAAAAACACCCTACACCATCGAATGTACACTTCAAGAGTTGGAGAAGGATGACTTCCTCTTCAAAAAGGGTATGCTTTGGGGAAACCCTGACCCGAACCAACTCTTGGAGTTCATGCGCGACGCGTTCAATAAACGAATGAAATATATGAACCATACACATACTAAAAATATAACCAGTGCCGAAAACGTGTTACACGAGCTCCTGCTCAATAACGTAATGAGACACAAAAGCGACGATACCAGTGAGAATAGCCCCTGAAGAGAGTGACCCCTTCTGGGCGATGAGCATCATAGTGAGGTCATCGATGATAGTGATACCCGTGGGCTTCTTGAGAATTTCGGGGAGGAACTTGGCTATGATAAGATAGATGACCATAGAAAGTATCACAGGTTTGAGCGAATCTTGGTCGAACATTTATATACTACACTATTTATTTTCATGAGATTTTCATATTAAATCTTTTTACCTAATGTGACTATTTCTTTAGTAGAAATACTATGTTTTTTGCAAAAGCACCCATATTTTGCCTTGAATGTACACTTCTTCCCCTTGAGTGTTGTAGACTGACAAATATTCGTCGTATGTTTTTGTTCCGCCACGTGCTTGGGTGCCTCTGATATGACCATGACTGACCGCGCGCGTTTCTTCTCCTCGTGCTGACTGTATTTGCTTTTCATCTTGAGCATACTCCTAGCCAGATGAGCGCACCTCTCATCTGGTGTAGAAACTTTTTGGAGGCGCATGGCATCGCGGAGGCAATCTTCGTAAGACATTGTTGACTTTATAGTTTTGGAATGTTTGAGGTTTGCTTCCCACTTAGGTTTAAAAAGTACACACTTTATAACTACATGTATCTCAAATGGACCTCAGTGTGTTACAAATGCGAAGCGCCCATAAAACCCCGAGTCGTGGTTCGTGGGCGTATAAATAAATCCTTCTTCCTGGAATATACAAACATTCGTCCGCTTTTCTTGGCTAATAACATGTTGTGTTATTCATTCGTCGGTTTAAAACTCGAGAAAGTATGTTATGCATGTTTCATAAATAAAGTAAAAATAGGACCTAAGTCGTTGAGGTCCCGTGAAATTGGTCATATCAGAAACTTTGCTCCTCGGAGTAAAGCAAAGACCGAAGCAGAAATTGTTCAGTGGTTCGAGGGACTTCTGAGACGTGCATACGTAAACAGCTTAAACACGACACACACAAAGTCAGTATGACGGAGAGTATTCAGAAACTCACGCACGTGGAGCATATTCTCAAGCGCCCGGATTCCTATGTTGGACCTGTATCAAGGGTTCACGAACCCTACTGGGTCCGTAATGGGGATGGCTTTGAAAAGAAGATGACCGCGTATTCACCCGCACTTTTGAAAATCTTTGATGAGATTCTTGTGAATGCCATCGACAGAAATTCTATGCACCCCAAGAACACATCGTCCATCTCTGTGTCTATCGACCGTGAGACTGGTATGATTAGTGTCGAGAACAACGGTCCCCTCGGTGGTATCGATATTAAGATGCATGAAAAGGAAAACCTGTGGAACCCTGAACTCACTTTTGGTCATCTTCTCACGAGCACCAACTATGATGACAACCAAAAGAGAGTGGTGGGTGGTAGGAATGGTTATGGTGCAAAACTTACCAATGTATATTCCACAAAGTTTGTGGTGACGATTAAAGATGGAGAAAACAAAAAAAAATATACCCAACAATGGACCAATAATATGCGCACCTGTGACCCCCCTGTTATCAAGTCTCATGCTTCTGCTACATCCTCTGTCTGCATTTCTTTCACCCCCGAATGGCGCCTGTTTGGTATGACTGCTATGGATGATGATATTTTTAAGATTTTTGAAAAGCGTGTGTACGATGCGAATGTTTGTACCTCTACAAACTGCAAGGTGAAGTTTCAAGGTGAAGTCCTCCACAAGTGTCCCCTCAATGTTTATGCCAAGATGTACACCGATAGTGAAGATATCATCATGTTCTCCAGTGAACATTGGACCGTCTGTGTCGCCCCGAGTGACGACGGTTTTGAGCAGGTGTCGTTTGTCAACGGTATTTGCACCACCAAGGGTGGTACCCACGTGGACCATGTCGCTAATACCATTTCCAACGGTATCATTGAAGAGATGAAGAAGAAACTTCAACTCCGACCCCACCAGGTGAAGAATGCATTCATGGTGTTTGTCAAGGCTACCCTTGTCAACCCAAGTTTCGGGAGTCAAGTCAAGTCAGATTGTACTCTCAAACCGCAGGAGTTTGGGAGTAAGTTTGACCCCCCTAAAACATTCATTAAAAATATTCTCAAGACGAGTATTCAAAATGAACTCATGGCGCTGTCAAAGTTTAAGGAGATGAAGGAGTTGAAAAAGTCTGATGGGGCGATGCGTTCTAAAATCACCGGTATCCCTAAATTGGATGACGCCAATAAGGCTGGTACAGCTGACTCTGGTAAGTGTACGCTCATCATCACAGAGGGTGACTCAGCCAAGACACTCGCTGTCGCTGGACTGTCAGTCGTGGGTCGCGACCACTACGGGGTCTTCCCACTCAGGGGTAAGTGTAAGAATGTTCGTGACGCGAGTATCAAACAACTCACAGACAACAAGGAGTTTAACGACCTCAAGAAGATTTTGGGACTTCAACAGGATAAGGTGTATACCACACTATCTGAACTTCGTTACGGTCGCCTTATGATCATGACGGACGCTGATGCAGATGGGA